CCTTATCACACAATTCAACAGCTTTGCCGACACCGTCGCTATCCTTAAGAACAAGGGGATGGTGGTAGAAGCTAAGAAAGCTGAAGTAACGGCTTACAAGAAGCCAGAAGTAGATCCTATCGATATGGTTGCACCGGATCTTTTAGATCACGGTATTGAAGCAGAACTTCATGCTGCAGGCATCACCGGTACTCCTTCAGAAGAAGAGTATGCAAAAGCAAAAGAGAAAGCTGCTAAAGAGCTTATCAAAGATCCTCTTTGCTACAAGAACGCCCAGACCATGACCGAGCCCGGTGAGAAGATGGAGAAAGCAAAACTTCACGAAGGTGATACTCAAAACACTTTCCTAAGAGATCAAGAGAGATTAAGAGATGAACTTTCAGACAAGGAAGTAGCTGCTGCAGTAGGTGAAGAACCCGCCAATGTAGGTAAAGCTTTCAGAGATATGGTAATGCAAGAGCCTGAAAAGTACAAGGATATGTCTAAGGACGAGCTTATTGCTGCCTTTGAGGATTTTAAAGGCAACTACCATATCGACCGTGAAGCTGAAATGGAGTTCGACGCACTTTCAGGACAACCAGACCCAGAGATTCAAGAAGCGAAAGATCTTAAACTCTCTCCAGAGCAGATGGAAAAGCTACACAAAGACGGTAAAATTACGTTACCGAACGGAAGTGTACTCCACTACACAGGCACGGTTGAAAAAGAAACCCAGCTCAAAGAAGCAGTAAAGTCTTTAATTAAGAAGACTCTAGAATCATAATCATGGCAAATCTCTTAATTGAATATACCCCCTTCCGTCCTACGATCACCGAGTCCGTTAAAAGACCCGGTATCTTTGAGGTTGTGGGTGTTATGCAGAGAGCCAACGCCAAGAACCAGAACGGAAGGATCTACGAGAAAAAAATACTCGAAAGAGAGGTCAAGAAGTACATGGAAGCTTTCGTAAAAGTTGGTAATGCGTACGGGGAGTTAGATCACCCCGAATCACCTATCGTCTCATTAAAAAATGCTTCCCACGTGGTGAAGGATCTTTGGTGGGATGGGGATAACCTGATGGGTAAGGTCGAGCTATTGAACACCCCAGCCGGCAACATCGTAAAAGAAATCATCAAAGGCGGACACACAATCGGGATCTCTTCTAGAGGTACAGGCTCAGTCCAGCCCATTGGTGAGAATACCTTAATGGTGAAAGACGACTTCGATTTGGTGTGCTGGGATTTCGTATCGAATCCTTCCACTCACGGAGCATTTTTAAACCCCGTCTCTTTGAATGAGGTAAAGCAGGCAGTAGATCCTTACGCCCGGCTCCACAACATCATAGGTGACATTCTTAGAGCGTAAAAGTAAAAAATAAAAAAAAATGAACAATTTCGATTTAAAAAAATTCTTAGTAGAGAACAAGCTTACTACTAATTCTAAGGCACTAAGTTTAACCGAAGCGTCTGACAATACACCAATAATGATTGACGGTAAAGAAGTAGACCATGATTCAGTAGAATTAGGTCAAGATGACTTTGGTAACGGCGAAGAGTACTTTGTTGATAAAGCTAACTTTGTAGACGGTACCGAACTAGACCTAGATCAAATGCAAGATCTAACTGACAATTATATAGAAAGATTTGCCCCCGACCGCAACAAGTACGTTGGTCCAAGCATGTAAAAAACCCAAACCCTAATTTTAATTATATTTGTTATGACATCACAAGAGTTATTCGAAAAAATTGATACTTTGTATCAAGAGTTTGTAATCAATCACGGAAAAGAAACTAAGGCCGCTAAAGCAAGAGCCCGAAAGTCTTTAGGAGAGCTTAAAAAGCTCGTGACTGAATACAGAAAAGTTTCTACAGCCGAAAGTAAAGCCAAGTAATGGCAGGGTCAGCTAAAAAAAGGAAAGCTGCATTCAAGCCCTTAAGTAAGAGCACCAAGCTCAAATTTAAGAAAAGAATGCTAGCCAATCTTAAGACCTTAGCTAGGCTAGAGACTAAATAAATTTTCCCCTAGGGCGCTACCTTTGGGAGCCTCGGTCGAAAGACCGGGGTTTTTTTGTTTTTGTAACTTATTTGTATTTATATATGAATATATCGTCTACGATACGATATTTAAAGTAAAAAAAATTACTATTACACCCCACAAAATATAATGGGTGTACAAATCCAAAGTTAACATTATGGCTAACAAAGATTTATTTAAGCAGGCTATCGCCGATGCTAAATCAATTCGTGAAGCTGCTATCGCTAACGCAAAACTTGCTTTGGAAGAGTCTCTTACTCCTCAACTTAAAGAGCTTTTAGCTCAACGTCTCACAGAGATGGAAGAAGAGGATGCACCCGCCACTGTTATTTCTGAAGAAGAAGTAGCTGAGGAGGTACAAGAAGAGACCCTTGAAGAGGCAATCGGACCTGACGGCTTACAAGCTGTCGCCGAAGCGGAAGAGGAGCACTCAGAAGAAGGTGAAGTAGAAGGAGATGAAGCCGGCGAAGAAGCTGAGGTTGATTCTGAAGAATCAGAAGACGAGGCTGAAGAAGAGGTAGGAGAGATGAGTGTAGATGACCTTAAGGACTTGATCCGGGACGTACTTATGCAAGTAATGGGCGACCAGGAGCAGGAACAAGAGGACGAATTAGGAGCTGATGCAGAAGACATGGGTGCCGAAGATATGACCGCTGTAACTGATACAGAGATCAATATCGACGAACTTATGGCCGAGCTAGCGACTCTTAACAGTCCCGAAGGAGCTACAGCACACGGTAATATCGCAGAAGTAGAAGCAGAAGTTGATCCTCTTAGAGAGTCAGCAATTGCCGAACTGAAGAAGCATATGAAGCCCGGAACTATGGAAGGTATGAGAACATATGCTGAAGCAAAAGGCATGGACGTTCATGAAGTCTTAGGAAAGATGGTTGAATATGGAACTACCGCTGAAGTTAAGAAAGTCGCTGAACTAATGGGAGTTGCTGAAGCCTTAGGCGAAGCTGCTTACCACAGAATAATGGAAAGACTAACCTCCGAGATGAAGCACACTCCAGCAATGGAAGAGAACGTCATGGCAGATCTAGCTATTTTCTCAGCTCAAAACCCAGAACAAGTAATGGCAGCTATCTTAGCAGCTGTTCCCGCTCTTGCTGCTGCCGGAATGGGAGTTGAAAAGATCATTCAAAAGATCAGAGGTGGAGCAACGGACGCAGCGAAAGCTGGTGAAGAAGCTCCTGCTGCTGAAGACCTTATGGAAGCCCTATCAACTATCGAAACTCTTCGAAACGATTTAAACGAGACTAACTTGCTTAACGCTAAGTTGCTCTACGTCAATAAAGTTTTCAAAGCCAGCAACCTATCCGAATCGCAGAAAGCCAGCGTCATTGCTGCTTTTGATAAAGCCGAGACGGTGAAGGAAGTGAAGCTAGTATACGAAACAGTTAGTGAAAACGTTTCTTCTGTAGGTAAGAAAGAAGTAGTGAGGGAAGCCAAGGGCTTTGCCTCTGCTGCTGCAGGAATCTCTACCAAACCAGGAGTAATCACAGAAACTAACCAGGCTGTATTGCGTATGCAAAAACTTGCAGGAATTATTAAATAATATATAAAAATTTTAAAATGGAATTAAACACTCTTTTAAACGAATCAGCTCAGGGCTTTAAGTCCTTGCAAGCTGACGCCGGTAGACTCGCTGACAAGTGGGCTGCAACCGGTCTTCTTGAGGGTCTGTCAAACGACATCGACAAGAACAACATGGCTATGGTGCTTGAAAACCAAGCCAAGCAAATCATCAAAGAATCCAACGCTACCGGAGGCGGTGCCATCGGTACTGCTACAGGTAATGCTGAGCAGTGGGCTGGTGTAGCTTTGCCACTTGTAAGAAAGGTATTCGCTCAGATCGCTGCTAAAGATTTCGTATCTGTACAGCCTATGAACCTTCCTTCAGGTCTGGTTTTCTACCTTGACTTTAAGTACGGTAGCTCTGCCAACGGCTTTACTGCCAACAGCAATATGTACGGTAACGTATCATCTGCTAACGATAAGATGGCCGTTGACGAAGAAGTAGCTGGAGGCCTTTACGGTGCCGGTCGCTTTGGATACACCATCAACTCTGCTTCAGCTGCCGCTCAGGTTGCTTACGGTACTGCTACTTCAGCTTCTATCGGCTACCAAGACGGTGTTGCTCCTAGTGGCTTTAAGACTGCTACTGTTTCTCTATCAGGTACTAGCTTTGACAGCAAAGGTGTAAGAGCCTTCCGTCTTCTTAGCGGATCAGTAGACGTAACAACTAACCCAGAGTTTACTACTGTATCCGGTAACGACGTTACCTTCGTAGTAGCTACTTCTGCTATCACTAACACTACTGACATCACTGGATCAGTTGTTTACCACAAGCAGCCTACCGACAACACGAGAGGTGACTTCGAATTCACTGGCGGTGCTGGAGACACTACTCCTGCTATCCCAGAGATCAACGTATCCCTAGCTTCTGAAGCTATTGTTGCTAAGACTCGTAAGTTGAAGGCTCAATGGTCACCAGAATTCGCTCAGGACTTGAACGCTTACCACAGCATCGACGCTGAGGCTGAGTTGACTTCAATGCTTTCTGAGTACATTTCTATGGAGATCGATCTTGAGCTTCTTGACATGCTTATCCAAGACGCAGTTACTACTGAGCGTTGGTCAGCTGAAAACAACAAGATTTGGAACGGTACAGCTTGGACCACTTCTACTTCTGATTTCTACAACACACAAGGCCAGTGGTTCCAAACCCTCGGTACTAAAGTACAGAAGGTATCTAACAAGATCCACCAGAAGACTTTGCGTGGAGGTGCTAACTTCCTAGTAGTTTCTCCAACTGTTGCGACTATCCTCGAGTCAATCCCAGGATATGCTGCCGACACAGATGGCGACAAAATGGATTTTGCCATGGGCGTTCAGAAAGTTGGTCAACTTAACAGCCGCTACCGCGTCTACAAGAACCCATACATGACTGAAAACGTAATCCTTATGGGCTACAGAGGTTCACAGTTCCTAGAGACAGGAGCCGTTTACGCTCCTTACATTCCTCTTATGATGACACCATTGGTGTACGATCCACAGAACTTCTCACCAGTGAAAGGTATCATGACTCGTTACGCTAAGAAGATGGTTCGTCCAGAATTCTACGGTAAGATCTTCGTCTCTGACGTAGCTACTATCTAATAGAATCTTAGTAAGATGATATAGAGGGGGCCTTCGGGCCCCTTTTTTATTTCTATTTATTGACATATTAACTAACGTTACGTGCATGTCCTCAAATCATCATGAAGACGAAGTCTTCAAAGCAAAGAGACGTCCAAAGAACCCTATCAAGTTTAACATCACGTTAAACGAAGAGCAGAAGGCCGCCAAAGAAGTAATTCTAAGTAACCCCGTAACAGTGTTAAGAGGTATGGCCGGAAGCGGTAAGACCTTAGTGGCTGTACAGACGGCGCTAGATCTGCTCTTTACCGGACAGGTAGAGAAGATTATCATCACCCGTCCTACAGTCTCTAAAGAAGATATCGGTTTTCTACCCGGTGACATCAGAGAAAAAATGGACCCCTGGCTTGCCCCGATCTACCACAACCTATACCTGCTATATGATAAGGTAAAAGTCGACCGTGAGGTAGAAGAAGGAAGAATAGAAATTCTACCCTTTGCCTTTATGAGAGGTAGGACCTTTATCAATGCATTTGTGATTGTAGATGAAGCCCAGAACGTAACCCACACCCAGATGGAGATGGTGCTAGGAAGACTAGGAAAAAACAGCTGGATGTCTATATGCGGGGATCTAGCCCAGATCGACCTTAAGACCAAAAAAGAGACAGGTCTTTCATTCTTAACCCGGGTCGAAGAGCAGGTTAAGGGAGTACGTGTTGTTACACTTAAACAGAACCACAGACACCCAATCGTTGAGCCGATCTTAAAGGTATACGAGACCTTTAGAGATTGAACCTGCACTGCTATTTATATTTAAACTGTAGGTATGTCTGATATTCAAATCTGGAGCGGAACTTCTAACTTTTCGGCTGGTCAAACTCCATTCGGTTTCTATGATACCGATGCTGATTTTATTTCAGATGCTAACAAAGTAGCTAAGTTTTGCGCCCAGAGACTAGGCTACCCCCTAATGGATGTAGAGCTGCAGTCAGGATCGTTTTTTGCTTGCTTTGAAGAAGCAGTAACAACTTACGGCAACGAAGTATTCCAGTATAAGGTAAGAGAAAATTACCTTTCAATGGAAGGAGCCTCGAAAGCAGGAAGCTTTAATAACACTTTGATTCAACCGACCCTAGGAAGGGTGATGGAGATCACTGAAAACTACGGAACTGAAGCAGGAGTAGGAGGAAACGTAACCAAATACACCGGTTCACTTTATGTTTCGGGCGGTGTGCAGGTATATGATCTAGACCAGTGGGCTACATCTCAAGGAATTACCGGAGGAATAGAGATTAGAAGAGTCTTTTTTGAAGCACCGCCAGCGATCCTGCGTTACTTCGATCCTTACGCCGGTACGGGTACGGGCATTCAGTCACTTATGGATGCATTTGACTTTGGATCATATTCTCCCGGTATTAACTTCCTGTTAATGCCTGCATACTACGATATTTTAAAGGTTCAAGCTATTGAACTTAATGATCAGATCAGAAGATCGGCATATTCATTTGAACTTATTAACAATAAGTTAAGACTTTTCCCGGTTCCCAAGACGGACGGCTATATGATGTTCGAATACTTCAAGACTGACGATAGAAGAACTGCAGTTTCCGGCTCCGGTGCTAATCTGATTACTAATATAGGGGAGGTTCCTTACGATAACCCTACCTACTCAGGTATTAACTCAGTAGGAAGACAGTGGGTATACCGGTATACGCTAGCTCTCTCTAAAGAATTGCTAGGATATATCCGAGGAAAGTACCAGCAGATACCGGTTCCGGGGTCAAACACTGCTTTAAACCAGGCTGACCTGTTATCGGATGCAAGGACTGAAAAAACTGAACTACTTACCCAGCTAAGAGACATGCTCGAGCAGACTTCAAGACGGAATCAGCTAGAAAGAAAGGCCAACGAAAGTGAATTTATTAAAACAACACTTCAGAGTGTGCCGTTAACTATTTTTGTAGGATGATACTGCTAGAAGAACTTTTAAGTGAGGTAGAATTCAGGATGTACAAGACCTACGTCTATGTAGAGTTCAATCCTGATACCGACATCACTACTATCGCCCAGTTAATCAGAAGCGTAGACAAGGTCGCAGTCGTGAATAACAAATCCAATAAGGAGGATGACAGACCAAGGGGTCTGCTATTGATAAAAATTATCACCACTAAGCCAGCCCTTGAGACCTTTCAGCAATTACAGAAGGCTGCAATGTCCACAATCCCTGACCTAAAAAAATTCCAATTCTCTGAACGTCACATCGAGCAATCTGAGATATGAGTTTATTCGGCAGTCAAAACGATTTTAAACTGATCCGGAAAATGAACCGGGCCCTGCTTAGAGACATCATCCAGCAGGAAGCAGTTTACTATAAGATATCGTTACAGGATACACAATCCAATATCTACGGAGAATCTCTCCATAAGACCTTCTTACCGCCCGTTCTTATAAACTGCCTCCTAACGACTTCAGATCAGACAGCTACAGTAGATGAATTTGGTCCTGATATTCAGAGAACTCTTTCATTTGCTTTTCTGAGAGATGATTTGGTGGATGCAAGCCTGGTGCCGGAGATCGGCGATATTATAATGCTATATGAGAACTACTATGAAGTAGATCTTGTTAAAGAAAATCAGTACTTCTTCGGTAAAGACGATTCCTACAACTACGGAAGAGGGGATAAGCACGGAGAGAGTATCTCTATAATCTGTGAGACTCATCTAACAAGAGCCGACAAGCTCGGTATACTCCCGGCTAGATAATGGCACAGCAGAAATCCAACAAACCTATTCCTAAGACCCAGTCCGAACTGACTAGGGAGCAGATCACTCCCTACGATGGACGAGGTGCAGCCCCTGCTTCATCTAAGCAGAGCCGTGCAAACCAAATCTCATTAAAAGACGATACGGTAAAGCTACCGGTAATCGGGTTAAAGGACATTGATGAGGCTATCGTTTACTATTTTAAGAATGTAATCAAACCATCGGTAATTCAGAACGGTGCTAAGACTGACGTACCGGTACTCTACGGATCTCCTGAGAGGTGGTCTTCAGTTCAGAAAGACGGTTTCTACAGAGATAAAGACGGAAAGCTACAAGTACCTCTTATCATGTTTAAGAAAAGTAACATTGAGAAGAATAGGAACCTAGGCAATAAGTTAGACGGTAACGAGGTTAGCAACTTTGTAATCTACCAGAAGAAGTATTCAAAGAGAAACATCTACGACAGGTTCTCGATCGTCGGCAACAGGAATCCTTCCGAAGAGCTTTACGGGGTAGTTATTCCTGACTACGTTACGGTGACTTACCAATGCGTTGTTTTTACCGACTACGTCGAGCAGTGTGATAAGCTGATTGAGGCTCTGA